ACCAACTCAAACAACTGGATGCACAATCTGGCAAAATTGAGGGCTTTCGCAAGAATAAAGCGGCGGTTAATGGTACCGCTCAGGCGCTGGCCGCTGCCCGTGATAAAGCGCGCCAGTGAAGAGGCCGCCAAGCTAAAGCAAAAATACCATGACTTACGTACTGCGTTGCATACCCAGCGCACCGCACTGCAAAGCAGCGGTATTGCCACCAATCGATTAGGTCAGGCGCAGCGATCCCTTAAAGCCAATATCACCAGCACCACTGCCGCACTGACCGCACAACAGCGCCGATTAGAGCAGCAAGCCCAGCAACAACAGCGCCTTAGTGCCGCCCGTAACCGTTTTGATAACAGCAACCAGCGCAAAGCCATTGCCGCCGGATTGGGTTACACCTCACTCTCCACCGGCCGCGCCATGGGCCGTGGGATAGCCGGAGCGCTGCATGTTGGCTATGAATTTGATGGCATGATGAGTAAAACTCAGGCCGTTACCCGCATTCCTGATAAAAACTCAGCAGATATGCAGGCGATGCGCCATCAGGCCCGCACCTTGCCGCTGTCCTCCAAATTTACCGATTTGGAAGTGGCGCAAGGGCAATATTTCCTTGGTCGTACCGGCTATAGCCCTAAACAGGTATTGGGTGCGATGCCGGGTATGCTGAATTTGGCGGCGGCCGGTGATATTGATCTCGGAACGACTGCGGATATCGCTTCCAATATTCAAACCGCGATGGGTATTCCCGCCGAGAAAATGGATCGGGTGGCCGATGTGCTCACCGCCCTGTTTACCCGTAATAACGTGGATATTCCGATGCTGGGCGAATCCATGAAGTATTCCGCCGGTGTCGGGCGCGAGTACGGCCAGAGTCTGGAAACGGTAGCAGCCTCTACCGCCATGCTGGGCAGCGCCGGTATTCAGGGCAGTCAGGCCGGTACCACCATGCGCAGTATTTTAAGCCGCATTGGTAATTCTAAGGCAGTCAGTGATTTAGGGGTTAAGACCGCAGATAAAAACGGCAATATGCGCGATCTGGTTGATATCCTGAAAGATATCAGTGATAAAACCGCCAAAATGGGTAACGTTGAACGTGGGGCTATCTTTAAAAACATTGCCGGACAGTATGCCGTCACTGGCTTTGGTGTGTTGATGCACGCGGCCGGTAATGGCTCATTAGATAAAATGCGCGGTCAGCCCGGAGAGTATGACGGCGAGGCGGCGCGAGTGGCAGCGACCAAGCTAGACAACCTGAAAGGCGACATGACCATCATTCATGCCGCCCTTGAAAACGTCAGCGTTGAATTATTTGAGAAAAATGACACATGGCTTAGGTCAACAGCCAAAAGCATTACCGAGTTTATGCATGGTGTGGCTGAGTTCCTCAAGGCCCATCCAAAAATCAGCCTGGGCATTGTGCAGGTGGGTACCGCTGTCGCTATTGCTACCGCCGCATTCGGTGCATTGGCTATCGCCGCCGTGGGTATTTTAGGGCCGTTTGCCTTATTGCGCTTTACTACTTCGGTATTAGGTATCCGCTTACTGCCTCGCCTGTCATTTGGCATGTCCAAACTGGCAAGCACTACCCCCATCACCACCCGACAGATAGGCACTTTTAGCCGCTCACTGCTTACCCTGTCTAAAAATGGCGGTCAGTCGGCAATTACCACCCTCAAAGGGCTGGGTAATGGCTTGGTAAATGTGGTGCGTTCACCAGTTAAATCCAGTATCAGCGGCTTTAAAATGCTGGGTAATGGGATTGGCTGGCTGGCTAAATCCCCGCTTAAACTCCTGCGCTTTGCCCTCACTGGCTTAAGTGGCATATTCGGGATTTTAATGAGTCCGATTGGCCTGATTGGTGCAGCTATCGCTGGCGCTGGCTTGTTGATTTACAAGTATTGGAAACCGATTAAAGCGTTTCTCGGTGGCGTAGTGGATGGCTTTATGCAAGCTGCCACCCCAATCAAAGAAGCACTTAAACCGCTGGGGCCAGTATTTGACTGGATCGGCGATGCAGTTAAAAACGTGTGGAACTGGTTTAAAAAGTTACTGGAACCCGTGCAATCAACCACCGCCGATTTAAACAGCGCCGCCGATGCCGGTAAATCTTTTGGTCAATTCTTGGCTGATGGTATTAATCTGGCAATGACCCCCCTTAAAGTACTGATCTCATCCATTAAGTGGGTGCTGGAAAAGCTGGATGAAGTCAAACAACGCTCCGAGAAAACCCGCGAACTGGCACAGAGTAATCCAGCGGTAGCAGCCGCCGCAGGTAACTACGGTATCACATGGAAGCCCGCCCCCAAGGGTAATAGTGCTGCCGATATCGCCGCGAAATATACCGGTGAATACGATAATGGCGGCTATATCCCTCTGGGTAAATTTGGCGTAGTGGGTGAGCATGGCCCTGAAATCATCAACGGCCCCGCGCAAGTTACCGGCCGCCGTAATACCGCTGCAATGGCGGTCGCGGCTTCCATGTTATTCAGTGGCTATCAGGCCGCCGCCGCACCACTGCATCCCTACAGTTTACCGGCGGCGCAGTACCGCAGTCACAATAACAGCCAAGCCAGCAACCAACAGCAAAACCAAGTCAGCACCGGTGTGCCCATTATCAATATCTACCCGCTACCACAACATGACGCGCAAGATATTGCGCGCGAGGTAGCCCGCCAACTAGCGGCCTATCAGCGCCAGACACAAAGCAAATCAAACCGCAGTTACCAAGACCATGACGACTAAGGAGTAATAACATGATGATGGCGTTAGGGATGTTTGTCTTTATGCTGCAAACCGTCCCTTATCAAGATTTTCAGCATCAAATGGCGTGGCGTCACCCGTCCAATGCGCGTATTGGCAAACGGCCAGTCAGTCAGTTTTTGGGGCCAGATGAGGAATCCATTACCTTATCCGGCGTGCTATACCCCGAACTGACTGGCGGTAAAGCCTCGCTCATGGCGCTGCAACTAATGGCCGAAACCGGCAAGGCTTGGTCATTGATTGAGGGCAATGGCGCGATCCACGGCATGTTTGTGATTGAGAATCTTAGCCGCGGCAAAAGCTTTTTTTTTAGCGACGGATCAGCGCGCAAAATTGAGTTTACGCTCACGCTAAAGCGCACCGATGAATCTTTAAAAGAGATGTTTGGTGATTTATCTCAGCAATTTGACGATATCGCCGCGCAAATATCTGACACCGCGAGCGGGTTATTATCGTGACCATCATGGATAGCCTGTTAAATAGCGGGCATAACGCGCCGGATTATTCTATTACCGTCGACGGCGTAGATAAAAGCGGCGGCATTAAAAAGCGATTAATGTCATTAACCTTGACTGATAATCGCGGCTTTGAAGCTGATCAGCTTGATATTGAATTGGATGATTCAGACGGTCAATTAGTGTTGCCACGTCGCGGGGCAAAAATAGCGGTTGCGCTGGGCTGGCAAGGGTCGGCGCTAATCGATAAAGGCGTATTTACCGTGGATGAAATAGAGCACAGCGGCGCGCCGGATAAGCTGACTATTCGCGCCCGTAGTGCGGATTTCCGCGAAACTCTGAATGTTCGCCGTGATCAGTCTTACCATAAAACCACTATTGGCGGGATCATTAAAATAATTGCTGAGCGCAATAAACTCACGCCAACTTTAAATAAAGCCATGTCTGATTTAGCGGTTGACCATATAGACCAAACCAACGAATCAGACGGTAATTTAATTACCCGCTTAGCGAAACAATATGGCGCTATTGCCGCAGTTAAAAATGGCAATCTGTTCTTTATTAAACAAGGCCAATCGAAAACCGCCAGCGGTAAACCGATACCAGTGATGACCATTATCCGCAGTTTGGGTGACGGCCATCAATTTAGTATGGCTGACCGGGGCGCATATACCGGCGTCGTGGCGAACTGGCTGAATACCCGCACCACCGAAAAGCCAGCAATAAAGGTAAAGCGTAAACGCAAGACGAAAAGCACTGCCAAGCCAAAAGAGCCAGAAGAGAAACAGGGTGAATATCTGATAGGTACGGATGAAAATGTGTTGACCTTGCGCACCACTTACGCCAGTAAAAACAATGCACAACGGGCGGCGAAATCCAATTGGGAACGGCTGCAACGTGGCGCGGCGAAGTTTTCTATCCAACTTGCCAAAGGTCGCGCCGATCTTTATCCAGAGGTGCCGGTTAAAGTGACCGGATTCAAAAAGCAGATTGACGANACTGACTGGCGGTAAAGCCTCGCTCATGGCGCTGCAACTAATGGCCGAAACCGGCAAGGCTTGGTCATTGATTGAGGGCAATGGCGCGATCCACGGCATGTTTGTGATTGAGAATCTTAGCCGCGGCAAAAGCTTTTTTTTTAGCGACGGATCAGCGCGCAAAATTGAGTTTACGCTCACGCTAAAGCGCACCGATGAATCTTTAAAAGAGATGTTTGGTGATTTATCTCAGCAATTTGACGATATCGCCGCGCAAATATCTGACACCGCGAGCGGGTTATTATCGTGACCATCATGGATAGCCTGTTAAATAGCGGGCATAACGCGCCGGATTATTCTATTACCGTCGACGGCGTAGATAAAAGCGGCGGCATTAAAAAGCGATTAATGTCATTAACCTTGACTGATAATCGCGGCTTTGAAGCTGATCAGCTTGATATTGAATTGGATGATTCAGACGGTCAATTAGTGTTGCCACGTCGCGGGGCAAAAATAGCGGTTGCGCTTGGCTGGCAAGGGGCGGCGCTAATCGATAAAGGCGTATTTACCGTGGATGAAATAGAGCACAGTGGCGCACCGGATAAGCTGACTATTCGCGCCCGTAGTGCGGATTTCCGTGAAACGCTGAATGTTCGCCGTGATCAGTCTTACCATAAAACCACTATTGGCGGGATCATTAAAATAATTGCCGAGCGCAATAAACTCACGCCCACTTTAAATAAAACCATGTCTGATTTAACGGTTGACCATATAGACCAAACCAACGAGTCAGACGGTAATTTAATTACCCGATTAGCGAAACAATATGGCGCTATTGCCGCCGTAAAAAATGGCAATCTGTTATTCATCAAACAAGGCCAATCGAAAACCGCCAGCGGTAAACCGATACCAGTCATGACCGTTATCCGCAGTTTAGGTGACAGCCATCAATTTAGTATGGCCGACCGGGGCGCATATACCGGCGTAGTGGCTAACTGGCTTAACACCCGCACCACCGAAAAACCAGCGGTCAAGGTAAAGCGTAAACGCAAGACGAAAAGCACTGCCAAGCCAAAAGAGCCAGAAGAGAAACAGGGTGAATATCTGATAGGTACGGATGAAAATGTGTTGACCTTGCGCACCACTTACGCCAGTAAAAACAATGCACAACGGGCGGCGAAATCCAATTGGGAACGGCTGCAACGTGGCGCGGCGAAGTTTTCTATCCAACTTGCCAAAGGTCGCGCCGATCTTTATCCCGAAGTGCCGGTTAAAGTGACCGGATTCAAAAAGCAGATTGACGATGCCGACTGGACGCTAGTCACTGTTACTCACTCAGTGAGTGATACCGGTTTTACTACTGCGNATTCTATTACCGTCGACGGCGTAGATAAAAGCGGCGGCATTAAAAAGCGGCTAATGTCATTAACCTTGACTGATAATCGCGGCTTTGAAGCTGATCAGCTTGATATTGAATTGGATGATTCAGACGGTCAATTAGTGTTGCCACGTCGCGGGGCAAAAATAGCGGTTGCGCTGGGCTGGCAAGGGTCGGCGCTAATTGATAAAGGCGTATTTACCGTGGATGAAATAGAGCACAGCGGCGCGCCGGATAAGCTGACTATTCGCGCCCGTAGTGCGGATTTCCGCGAAACTCTGAATGTTCGCCGTGATCAGTCTTACCATAAAACCACTATTGGCGGGATCATTAAAATAATTGCTGAGCGCAATAAACTCACGCCAACTTTAAATAAAGCCATGTCTGATTTAGCGGTTGACCATATAGACCAAACCAACGAATCAGACGGTAATTTAATTACCCGCTTAGCGAAACAATATGGCGCTATTGCCGCAGTTAAAAATGGCAATCTGTTCTTTATTAAACAAGGCCAATCGAAAACCGCCAGCGGTAAACCGATACCAGTGATGACCATTATCCGCAGTTTGGGTGACGGCCATCAATTTAGTATGGCTGACCGGGGCGCATATACCGGCGTCGTGGCGAACTGGCTGAATACCCGCACCACCGAAAAGCCAGCAATAAAGGTAAAGCGTAAACGCAAGACGAAAAGCACTGCCAAGCCAAAAGAGCCAGAAGAGAAACAGGGTGAATATCTGATAGGTACGGATGAAAATGTGTTGACCTTGCGCACCACTTACGCCAGTAAAAACAATGCACAACGGGCGGCGAAATCCAATTGGGAACGGCTGCAACGTGGCGCGGCGAAGTTTTCTATCCAACTTGCCAAAGGTCGCGCCGATCTTTATCCCGAAGTGCCGGTTAAAGTGACCGGATTCAAAAAGCAGATTGACGATGCCGACTGGACGCTAGTCACTGTTACTCACTCAGTGAGTGATACCGGTTTTACTACTGCGCTTGAATTGGAAGTAAAAATAGATGATTTAGATATGGAATGATGATTTTTAATCAATAGTCACGCATAATTATCATTAACACCGACCATAGTCGGGATGATACCGGAGTCCGGATCATGTTTAATTGCCCTTTGTGCCACAGTGCAGCCCATACCCGCAGTAGTAGCCAAATCACCACCGAAACCAAAGAGCGCTATCACCAATGCATCAATGTGAATTGCGGTCATACCTTTGTGACGCTAGAAAGTTTTATGCGTTCAATATCAAAGCCCGGTGAAATTAACCCTGTGCAGCCACACCCGCAAACCAGCGGTCAGGTATTGATGTTCTGACCGTTAAATTAAATCCATCTTCTTTTTTATGATCCTGCTTTTGGCAGGATTTTTTATTTGTAAGATAATTATAAGTATTAACGCATGTAACAAAAATTTACTATCAAGCTAGAAATGGACTCATAAAAACAGTGAATGGGGATAGGGATGAAAAAGAGAATTTTAGTGGCGCTTCTGATTGCGGGCTTTTCCAGCAGTGCAATAGCGGCAAAGCTTAACGGAAAATATCCCGTTTGCGAATCAGCAGATGCATTCGAACGCCTTTCGGCGATAGCCCTGCATCAAGACGAGGCCGCATTCACAGAGATTATGCAAACAGAATGCTTTATGCCAAAAGCTGACCTACCTGTAGACAAGGTTGTGACCATGGGTATTACAACAGGCGTAGCTCAAGTAAAGGTTTACCATGACGGTCAATTATTCGATCTCTGGACAAACTCCGAGAGCCTGAAAGCTGATTAATAACATTTTGATGAAAAGCGCCCGCAAAAATGCGGGCGTTTTTATGCTATTGACGTACTATTGTAGCTAGATGTGGTCAATGTGTGGACATTGAAAGAAATTAATCCTTTAATTTCAGTGATGTAAACTCGTGTAAAGCCTAGCAGGTTGTTGGCTTTCTGCGAAATTGTGCAAAGATCTCTGATAGACTCAGAACCATGGTGTTCTCTATTTTATCCGTGTAAGTCGTTTCATTACGACACTTTCCTGAACGATTATCTCATTAATTATGGCAGACTGATGAAAGTAGTCACTCAAGTTGCAGAACAGCGTAAAACGCTGGAACAAGCTGTTGCACAGGCTTTGGAATTGGCCCGCGCGGGTTCTGATGCGGCTGAAGTTGCCGTCAGTAAAACCACCGGAATCAGCGTTAGCACCCGCTTTGGCGAAGTGGAAAACGTGGAGTTCAACAGCGACGGTGCGCTGGGAATTACCGTTTATCACCAGCAGCGTAAAGGCAGTGCCTCCACCACCGATTTAAACCCAGATGCGGTTGCCCGTACAGTACAGGCCGCATTGGATATCGCTCGTTATACCTCCCCAGACCCTTACGCTGGCCCGGCTGAAAAATCGCTGCTGGCTTTTGACGCGCCGGATTTGGATTTGTTCCACCCGAGTGATTTAGATGCAGAGCAAGGTATCTTGCTGGCCGCTCGGGCAGAACAAGCGGCATTGCAGGCTGACAAGCGGATTACCAATACGGAAGGTGGCAGTTTTAACAGCCATTACGGAATTAAAGTATTCGGCAATAGCCACGGGATGTTGCAGAGCTATTGCTCTAGCCGCCATTCACTCTCCAGCAGTGTGATTGCCGAGCATAATGGGGATATGGAACGAGATTACGCCTATACCATTGGCCGCCGAATGGAAGATTTAGCCAGCCCGGAATGGGTGGGTGAAGAGTGTGCTCGCCGTACTTTATCCCGCTTATCGCCGCGTAAGTTGCCAACCATGCAGTCGCCCGTGCTGTTTGCCGCAGAAGTGGCAACTGGCCTGTTTGGGCATTTGGTATCGGCCATCAGCGGCGGCAATATTTATCGTAAATCCACTTTCTTACTCGACCATCTCGGCAAGCAGATTTTACCTGAGTGGTTGACGATTGAAGAGCATCCACATTTACTGCGTGGTTTGGCTTCGACGCCGTTTGACAGTGAAGGTGTGCGTACGCTGCAACGTGAAATCGTCAAAGATGGGGTGCTGCAAACCTATCTGCTGACCAGTTATTCTGCCCGTAAATTGGGGCTGCAAAGCACCGGACACGCCGGTGGCATCCATAACTGGCGTGTTGCCGGTCAGGGGCAAGATTTTGCTGGGATGCTCAAGCAACTGGACAAAGGTTTGGTGGTGACGGAGCTGATGGGGCAGGGGGTTAGCACCGTGACCGGTGATTATTCCCGTGGCGCGGCCGGTTTTTGGGTTGAAAACGGCGAGATTCAATATCCAGTCAGTGAGATAACCATTGCCGGTAATCTGAAAGATATGCTGCGCAATATCGTGAGTATCGGCAGTGATATCGAAACCCGCAGTAACATTCAATGTGGCTCGATTTTATTACCCGCCATGAAGATTGCGGGCGAATAATAACCCTTTTGTCATCTTCTCCTGTCCGTTAAAAATACGGGTAGGAGAAGAAATAGATAAGATCTTATAATTCCTTCCCTTTGTAGCGCGGCGATTTTTTTGCATAGATTAACGACCATTCTTGCATAAGGCCGCCGCGCTACAATTGGAGTAGAAAAGGTGGATTTTGTTCGAGGTTATTGACAAAGTGCCCGCAACGGTGAAAACAGGTAGATCATAAAGACGCCGTA